AAAGAGCCTAAGATGCCAGATTTCAAGGTAAGCACTGAATTTTATCAAGTTGAAAATGGAAATGAATATAGATTAGGTGATACAGATGATTATTTTTGGAAAGAAAAATAATGGATTTAGTTGACTTTTCGCAAAAATTATACAAAAGATTAAAAGAACGTGAAGACGACATCGTCTTGACGCTGACAACTGGTGCTGTTTCTAACCATGAACAGTACAAGCAGCTAGTAGGTGAGTTACAAGGACTCTCATATACTAAAGATCAAATTAAGTCCTTGCTGGAAGGAAAAATAGATGACGAAGACATTATTCGTACCTGAGTATCTAAAAAATCAATTAAAAGAAAACAAACCCCAAACAGACGATTTAAAACTTAAAGAAAGACTTCCTCAACCAACTGGTTGGAGAATCTTAGTCATGCCTTACAAAGGACGTGAAAAAACAGAGGGTGGCATACATTTGCCCGATGCAGTTAGAGATCGTGAAGCGTTGGCTACAGTTGTGGCCTATGTCCTTAAAGTTGGACCTCTTGCTTATAAAGATAAAGATAAATTCGGAGATGGAGAACCTTGGTGTAAAGAAGGTGATTGGATCTGTATTGGTCGATATTCTGGATCAAGATTCAGAATAGAAGGCGGTGAGGTGAGAATAATCAATGATGATGAAGTTATAGCAACAATCGTTGATCCCGAAGACATTCAGCATATTTAAGGAGACATCATGGCTACTATAGAAAAAAATGAAGTTAAAGAAGAAAATGTTTCACGTGAAACAATCGAAGATAAACCAGTCGAAGTAGAACTTCCACTTAATCTTGAGGAAAAAGATAAGAAAGACGAAGAAGTTACTGAAACTAAAGAAGAAAAAAAAGAAGATGAAGTAACAGAATACAGTAAAAAGGTACAAACAAGAATAAACCAGATTACTGATCGTTACAGAAAAGAGCAAAGAGATAAAGAAGAAGCTGTTAGACTTGCAGAGACTTTGAAATCTGAAAACGAAAAACTTCAAACTCAAATACAAAACTTAGATAAAGGCTATATTTCTGAGTATGGCACAAGAATTGAGTCTCAGCTTGCTTCTGCTTCTGAGGCATTGAAGAAAGCTCTTGAAGTTAATGACACAGATGCAATTGTTAAAGCGCAACAAGCAATCGCTAAAGTAACTATAGAACAAGAAAGACATAGAATAGCTAAAGAAAGACAAGAACAAAATGTTTCACGTGAAACATCTGAACCTCAAACCACTCAACAACCACAACCTAAAACCACCCAACAAGAGCCAGATCCAAAAGCAAAAGCGTGGGCAGATAAGAATACATGGTTTGGTGACAACGAGGAAATGACATATCTTGCTTTAGGTTTAGATAAAAAATTACAACAAGAAGGATTTGACACAGGAAGTGATGAGTACTATTCTGAGTTAGATAAACGAATCAGGACGAGATTTCCTGAAGAGTTTCAACAAGAAACGAGTGGTGTTAACAGAGTCGCCCCTGCTGATAGCACCGCATCTCGCAGTAATTCAAAGGGACGCAGGACTGTGAAGTTGTCGCCATCGCAAGTTGCAATGGCAAAAAGACTGAATGTTCCGTTAGAAGAATACGCTAAATATGTAAAAGAGTAGGAAATAACATGACAGATAGAACAACTCCACGATCAGATACAACACGTGCAAAAACAACACGCAGAAAACCATGGGCACCACCAAGCAGACTTGATGCTCCAAAGCCAAAAGATGGATTTAAACATCGTTGGATTAGAACTCATTTAAGAGGTGATGACGATCAAATGAACGTTCATTCTAGACTTAGAGAAGGTTATGAGCCAGTAAGAGCAGATGAATATCCAGATCAAGACTTTGCAGCAGTTGAGGAAGGAAAGCATGAGGGTGTTATAGGTAATGGTGGCTTAATGCTTGCCAGAATACCTGAAGAGACAGTTGACGAGAGAACTGAATACTT